GAACAAGTTTTGAATGTAGGATCATAATACACAGATAAATATATACATGATTATTACAGCAATCAGCACAACAACACACAAGTTCGATGAATCTGCTTCAGCAGTTGCTTTACGAGCAATTTTAAAAGAATGTAAACGTAAAGGTCATGAAGTAAAAATAATAAACGCTGACAAGTTACATATTGTTAAAAACTTGTCTTGTTATTCTGGTGGTGCAAAAAACTGTGCTTCAAAAGAAGCTGGCGAATATCGTTGTTGGGCTCATAAACTTTCCCATGAAAATCCAGAAGAGTACGGAGGTAAAGATCAAATGTCAGTTTTGTATGACGCATTTGAAGAATCTGACATTGTTATCTTTTGTACATCTGTTCGTTGGATGAGTCATTCAGCAATAATGCAAACTATTATTGAACGTATGAATACTCTTGAAAACAGAGTTAGTGTTTTTAAAGAAAAAAATCCATTAAAAGGAAAGAAATGTGGTGTTGTAACTGTTGGACAACATTACAAAGCGCAACAAGTTGCCGAACACATTATGGAAGTAATGAGATTCATGGGCTTTGAAGTTCCTGACGATGCAATGTTTGTGTGGCAAAAAACATTGGATTTAAACAAGGAACAAGGTAATAGTTCAAATGATAAGTTTGTAAAAGATTACATGGACACAGAACAAGGTGAAATGCAACTTAAAAGTTTTCTTGATGCCTTACTCTAAAGGCTTATCAACAATAATAAAAACTAAAAAGCAAAGAATTAATCCAGCAGCGATGTATTGTTGTAAACTCATTTTTTCTTTGAAAGTTTTTCAAGTTTTTCAAAAACTTTTGTTAATATGATTGTTTCAACAGCATCTGGATATGAGTATGGAATATATCTTTCGTCATGCTTTAATGGCTCATGCTTTTTGAGTTTTCTATCTTCACGAGGAAATTTATATGGTGTCATGATTTGTCCCATACCATTTCCATATGTTTCCTCTGGGAATTTCTTGTCTAGATCTTTTGGTAGGTAATCTACCAAATCACGTTCTTTAGATTTTTTTGTTTTGTTTGCCATTTTAGGTTCCTTAGATTCGCCCAGAGAATAACCGGGATTTCCTTTCTTATAGATATTAACGTTACCGGGAACATGCTTAACAGGATGTGCGATTACTCCTTGGCCCCCAACTTGTAAAGGTACATCATCAGGACTATCCAAGTCTTTTACGTAATCATTTTGACCAAACTCTTTTTTAATGTAGTTAACTGGCTTAACAAGATGATTAAAAATCTCATCACGATTGGTGTGACCCTTGTCTATTTCTTCTGTTTCTTTCCAGCGATTAAGGGTTTGATTACGTTTTTTTGTTAGTTTTAACCCATCATCAGGTTCCATTGGATTGTACATACTACCTTGAGTAATCATATCTCCCGGTTCTAATTCTAACAAACCTTCACCGGGAGTATTAACTGGTCCTTTACCAAATGGAATACCACGTTCTCCTTCTCTTGGTGAAGGAAGAAGTTTAGGAATGTTGTAACGTTCTTCTTCTGGTGATTCTCTGTCTTGGTCTTCATCTTCTGGAACATGATCCACTGGATCTGCCAGTGTATTCATTGGAGGCCAGCCATACATGTCACGATAAAGAATGTCGCTTGGTCCTCGTTCATTAATCATATCTGAATCTTTTTCATAAAAGTAAGAAGGTTCTATATCTTCTTCTTTGTCAAGAATTTTATCTCTTACAACATCTTCACCGGGAAGAAGATGTGGACGACTATCATATATTTCAGAGCTTTCTAGAGATTGATATTCGGTGTCTTTTGGATCACGTTGAGCTTCAATTGCAGGCCATAATGAAGGATTATCTGGATTGTCTTTATCTTCTTGGTCTGCTAGTCCCGGCCATACTTGTGAATTGGCTAATTGGTAACGATTACCAAAACCATACGGTCCACCTTGAAAAGTACCAGCACCAGAAAAGTCACCAGTATTTTCATTGGTGTAAAGAATATCTAAAAGTTTACGCATATGAATAAGTATGTTACTTTACTCGTTCACATTTGAAGGATTTTATTACCTTGTTAAAATAGCTACCAGCAGAAGGAGAAGCAATTAATTCATTGTAAGTGTTTGAATCTACACCATAATATTCATAGCAACTACCGTTGTGGAACATAACCAGTAGAAGAGAATGAATATGATCATATTTGCAAAATGCTAAGTTGGAACTTGACATAAAAGTGTGTAAGGAATATCTTTCTTCACCAAGAAAGGTTTTTGTATCATTTGTTTGCATATTATTATCTAGTTAGCGATTATGTTACGGAGTTGTATAAATAATGAAGCTTGGATCGATGTGTTATATTAAAAGCAAAAAGAATGCTTTACAATCGTTTGTTGTTTTATATCCAGATATTGATGCAGTGTTAAAAGAAAGAAACAAGTACAATAATTGGTTACCTTCTATACTAACAAGTGAGTTATCCAGACCAGCTTTGAATGCAAAAATGAAATCAACCAATGAAACCTTTGTTTTATTAAATGAATTAAAAGATGAAAACGGGGGTTGTTATTATAAATGTTTATACTCAGATACTTACGGATGGATTATCGGCAGCAAAAAACATTTTGATATAATTGAGAATAAAGGAAAACTATGTCAAACACAAGAATGTTAGAAAGATTGATTGAAAGATTAGAAGAGTTTGTTGATGAATACAAGCTTATGCTGGAAGCTGATGAAGCTGTTACACTTGATGAGGCAATAAGCGTCATTGATAGAGTTAAAACAGATTTAGAAGAAGAATCTGAAGCAATAGATGAAGAATCTGTTGATTAGATTTTTTTGGTTTTAACAATTTGATATGGACGATTTGTGTTCAATTTAAATTGATGACCTAAATTTCCACTTAACACTGTTATTTGTTTATCTGTCCAACTGCATTTGTTCCACCATTTACGTCTGTTAACTGTTTTAACATTTGTAACAAATGCTTGTGTTTTTTTGAAGAACACCATATCACCAACTTCGATTGAGTTATATAAATCAACTTCTTCAATTGGTATAACGTGTTTCAATCTAAAATACCAACATATTGATGGACTGTCATACTCCCAAACATCATTAACTGTTTTGGTTGTAGAATTATATTTCTTATAAAGTTTTACTCCAATAGCTCTTATGCTCCATTTTTTACCACTTTGCATAATTTGTTGTGCTTGTACTGGATTTGTTACAAAGTGATATTTTCGTTGAAAGAAAACAAGAAAAGAAGTTATTGAAGCTGTGTATGAGTTTAACGTCAAGTTTACAAAAAGCTTTTCAAGTCTTTCACCGTAAATGCTAATAAGCATGTCACGTTTATAAGATGGATATAATTGATTGAAATGAAGTGAATGATACCACCAATTATATGGATCAACTTTGTCTTGATTGCAAAGAATAAACGCTTCAGTTAAGATTTTAGGTTTTACCAACCTACCAAAATCATTAAGCGTTATTTTTTTTGCCATAACTGTAAGTATGGCAAATTAAAATGAAAAAGGAAGGAACGTTTCCATTCCTTCCTTCAGATTAGGTTAATCTGTGATTTGTATCAGCGATCATCACGCTCGGTATAAAACCGATCAAGAGTTTCATAAAGTTCACGAGCTTGACGACCAGAAAGCATAAACTTAGCTGTGCGACGAGAACCCTTCCGGCTGCGACGAATTGGAACAACTAGTTCCATTGATACAGCCTTCTTAGCTGCTTCCTGTGAGAGAGTAACTCCAATACTATCCATTGGAGTATCATCGAACACTAGAGAGTTGCGTGGATTGGTTCCTGTGCCGATACCTGCGAGACGAGTGTATGATGTATTTGATGTACGAATTGACATTTTGTTTTTCTCCTTTTCACTTTTTGCGGTGTTTGTTTGCTCACCGCCTTCCGTGATCATAGAATGCCATTTCATATTCAACCTCTAAAAGTATTTCTTACAAATCGTCTTCGTCGTAAAAATCTTCATATTCTTCGTTTTCTTGTAACACATCTTTGTTGTCAGGTTTTTTATTTGGATCAATTCTCAAATAATGAGATTGATTGAAATGATCTCTTTTATAAGGATCGTGACGGGGACGAAGACGTTTTTCCTTTTGATGACGAGAACTCATGATTGCTTTGATTTTTTCCTTTCTTTGGTTGCAGAAACAAAAAAAGGCTCGGAATTTTCTTCCGAACCTTCTTCTGAAGATGTTTTTAATTCTTCAACAGCAAGAACAACAGGTTTAACTTCAACAACTGTTATTTCTTTTTTAATAGATTTTAAAACTTCAGTGACTTCGTTGACGAACTCGCTCGTATAAGTCCAGTTTGGTTCTTCTTTCATAAAAGCTTCAAAAGCTTCAACAGTAACAATGTTCTTTTGAAGCAACCAAAGCTCAATAGGAATTCGTCTGCGAGCTAAAAATCCACCTAAATCTAAAGGAGATTCGTTTATTGTTGGGTTACCACCGGGCATTTTTGTTTTTCCTCTTCAATACACAGAGGAAGAATATCGCCCAATATTTCATGTATGTCTTGTCTCATGATAAGTTGATCAACTTGATCTTCTGATAAATAGCCTTCTATTTCTTCAGACATATTATGCATGAAATTACGCATACCAGATAAAAGAATGTTTCTTGCTGTTGCGTGATTCATCTTATATCCTAATGCTGTCATCTTAGATGCGATGGTGCGATAGTCTTCACCTTCTTCAATAGTTATATACTTCTGACTCATTTGCTATTGTCCTTTGTTAAAATTGATTTACAATCAATACCATATCTTTCAAGTAACACACATTTTTCCCTGATTGAAAGTTTTGAAAAAGCTTTTTTTGCTGCGTCAATAATTTTTTTATTGTCAACAATTACGTTTAACTCAGGTTCATTACTTGGAATAATCTCTCTTAAAGATTTGTCAATACTTGCTGACAATGGTTCATCTAACGATTGAAAATTCCAATCTTTAGTTTTTAATGCAGCATTCACAGATGCAAACATTTTTTCAGTCATACTAATTTCTGTAAGAAAAGATTTGTTAACGTCTTTAATTGATATTGATCTTTCTTTTGCTGCATTATATAACTTGTTTCTTGCGGTTCTTACATGACTAGGAACATGAAGCATAGGTTCTCTATCCAGCAAATATGAATGCACACTTTGACGAATCCACCAAGTTGCATACGTACTGAATTTAAACCCTAGCTCTGGCTTAAACCCATCAATAGCATCAAACAAACCAAGATGACCTTCTTGAAGTAAATCATTTCTAAGTTCTTTGTGACGTTGCTTCTTGCTATAAAACTTATTGATAACAAACGTTACAAGCTTTGCATTTCGTTCAGCTAAATCATTTCGTAGCTTCACATCAGCTCTTAAAATTTTTCCATTTTCATCTAGAATTTTTGTTTGTTGATAACGTTTGAATAATTCAATGTCTTCTTCGCTTTGATTTGTTTTCATCGTTGATTCCTTTTTTTTGTATTGATTGATTCAATATAAGTTTTCAAACATTTTGATTTAAGCACTTGGTATCTTGAGTCAAGTTCAATTCCAAGTTCTGCCGCAAGGTTTTCTCCATAATGCCATGCCATAACTTCTTCCTCAAGATTTAAAATCTTGTTGGACAAATTACGAGAATATGCTTGATTTAATGTTGAAAACTTTTTTGCAAGCTTTTTGTTTTTAACAACTTTGTGATGACCAATTTCATGAAGCAAAATATAAACTTGATTTTGCTTTGTTCGATTGCTATTGATTTTAATAAGTTGGGTTTCTATAATATATGCATCTTGGCATCCACGTTTAAAACAAACGTCAATACCTATCAAATTACAATAACCAACTAATTTATCAATAAGTGCAATATCATTCATGTTGTGATGATAACACGTATTATTCAAATAGACAAGTAATATTTTATCTGCTGCTTAACCTAATCAGTAAGTATATATATACTGTAGGAACAAGGTATTAATCGATGACACTGGCGTTAGATCCAAAAAAAGATATACTGGTCCCAGTTCCAGTTCTTAAAAAATTTGCAGGCAATAACAAGTTTGGAAGTTATCCTGAATTGGCACAAGAAATACGAGTTGTTCTTACAGAACAAGGCATACCCGAAGAAAAATTGGACAAAGATGCCAAATATAGTTTTCTCAAAGAAGGTACAGAAGAATATAAAAGATTAGAAGCAAAATTTAAAGAGCTAGATGCCAATATTTCAAGTTTCGCAAACACACAACAAGCTCGCCTTTTTGCTTGTTTCTTATATCCGTTTGAAGGCAAAGTTACAGATCAAGCAAATATCATCTGGCAAGCTTTATTAACTGCTTCAGATGAATATAATTTAAAAAACGTTGAAGAAGAAGCAAAACAATATCGACAAAAAAGGCAACAAGCTTTTACAAATATTGCAAATTTAAATAAAAAACTTCAAGAGGATATTAGTAATCTTGCTCCTTTAACAGAAGCGTTTACAAAAGCATTAAATGATGCTGGCTTTGGTTCATCGTTGTCAGAATCCAGAAATTTACAGTCAGTGAAAAAGCAATATATGCTTGACAAAAAGCTTTATGAAAATCTGTTAATTGATCGATCTGAATATTTGGCTTCGCTCGTAAAAACAAAAAATTTAATTTTAGAATTAAAAAATGCCGTTGTTGGAGCTGCTCCAACAATTATTGTTCCTTCTGTAAGAAACATAAACAATCAAAAAAGAAAAGTTATAAATCGGTTCAAAGTAACAAAAAAGCTTTATGAACATGATTTGCTTACCCGATCAGAATATATGGCAGCTTTGTTGGAAGTTAGAAATATTCTAATGGAAGTAGATCCTACTACTCCTGCTGGTACTGCTCCTGCTAATGCTCCTGCTCCTGCTCCTGCTCCTGCTAATGCTCCTGCTAATGCTCCTGCTAATGCTCCTGCTAATGCTCCTGCTAATGCTCCTGCTCCTGCTGGTACTACTCCTGCTATTCAAGAAGCAATAAAAGGAATAAAAGAATTTTTTCAAGGCATAGAATATACGCTTAAGCCACTTGGTACATTAGCTGTTTTGCTTCAAGATGGTTTAACAAGAGTCAGAGGATCACTTAATGAGTCAAAGAAAGAACCATTGAACGAAATTGTCATTTCTTTGCCTTTTATTTTGGCTGCTTTAGCCGCTGTTGCTTCATGGTTTGCAGGTAGGTGGTCAGCAAAAAAATTTGGTGGATACTTTAGTGGCAATCATATACAGCCATCTGGCTATAATCAGATTAAATCACCAACTGAACAAGAAAAAATAGCAGCAACTTTGTTGAGTGGCTTGAATGCTGGTTTGGGTCCAACTGGTCAATTAATTGGTGACGATGGTAAAGAAGTTGCAGCAACTTATGAAAGTATAAAGTCTATTGAAACAGAATTAACGAACAGTAGAGCCAATATAGAAAAAATTACTAATAAACTAGTAGAGGCAAAAACGAAAATTACTTCTGTGTTGTTACCTACTGTAACTGACCCTGTAAAAGCAGCAGAACTTAAAAAAGCAAGTGAGGATTTTTTCAGATCTTTTGAGACAGCAAATTTTCTTGGTCAAGTAGATGAAATATTGAAACAAATCAAAGGATTAGAAAGTCTTTAATTTAATCTTTAAATTGAATTCCTCTACTAGTAACCTCGTAGGGGAAGTAAAGACCACCTGTACCAAAGCGATTTTTCTCAACCATTGCAACTCTATCACCATATGTTTCACTTCTACGATCTGTATCTAGATGTAGAGAGATATGCATATCAACAGCGTGTTTAACTTCTTGCTTACCGGCAAAAGTACCGTCTTTGGTTACTTGCCCAATAATAATAGCGTTGGTATAATTTTTCTTAGACCATTCAGCAAGTCTCCAAGCTGATTGGATAGTTTGAGCTTGTTGAGAATATACCTTGTTTGTTTTTGGATCAATTTCATTACATTCAATAGTTTGAAGTGAATCAACAAACAAAAACAATTGCTTGCCGGGATTTTCTGCACGAATTTCATCAGCATGTTTAAGAATGTCATTTACATCATTGTAATATGATGGAATAAACCCATGTTGGAGTTGCATACGTTTAGCTGTACGTCTTACTTGATAAATGCTTTCTTCACAAGTGTTGTAAAGAGCAAGATTACCAGTTCTTGTAATTGAGTCAGCTAGTTGTAGTGCAAAAGTTGTTTTACCAGAACCGGGAAGACCTGTAAGAATAGCGACGGTAGAAGGGATCATACCATCTCCAGCGCAAAGAGCATCAAAATGATCCCATCCAGTTGAAATTGCATTTTCTAATTCTGTTGGTAAATCAATATCTAAAATGTTTGTTTTGGTTGTAACTTTTGGGTTACCTACATTGATTTTGTTAGCCATAACTAATAGTTCTCCTGTGTTTAATATAAAGTGGCATAAAAAGGATCTAAAACAGATAGATTAATAAAGCCACCAAAATTCTTTTCTGAACTCTACTTCTGATTTTATTTTTTCTGGACTTACGCCAGCGGGAACTTTTTTGCCGTCAACTTTTTGTCTAACGTCACGATAGCCTCTTGTCATTCCAGATAACAATGCCATTGCCATGCTTTTGTTTGATTCCAAAGAACCAAGATAACCTTCTTGGTGTGCCATTGGCGTAAAGGTTTGCAAACCAATAGCCATTGCCATAATAAGGTCATCGTGACGTTTCTTTAATGCTTGACCACGTTTACCGTTCCATATAAACGTTTCCATTTCAGCAACAAAGCGTAATGAATATATTTTAAGATGATGGTTTCTGATAACTTGTTCTAAGTTTTCAAGAATCTTTTCACGGTTTTTGGGAGTGATTGTAAAGCCGGGAAGAATATCTTTTTTTTCATCCGGCAACATTCCAATCATTTTTTCTTGTAAATCAGGTTCATAATACAAGTTTGGATATTCAGCATCTCTTAACTTAATAGCTGTAGCAATACCTACTGTGTTTTTTTCATTTACAATAAGAGCATCGTTATATCTTTTACCAATATCAATAAGCCATTCTCCAAATCTATCTGGAGGAATTTTACCCATGTATTCAGCAACAACTTCACTTTGATTTACATCAAACACATGAAAAGTTGAATAGTCTTCTGCATCACCTCTTGCAACGTCAGCAGCAATAATATATTTGTGATCTGGTATGCTTGTTTTCCAAATATGTAAATCTTGACCTTTACCATTAGGCCCAGTATAGCCAATAGGAGCCATAGAAAGGTTTCTAACGTAATCAATATCTGCTTGTGAGAAAAAGGTTAATGTTGAACCTTCAAAGCCACACAAAAGCTCCTGAGCGATCCCACGGGCATCCATTGGTTTTGATTGATCTTCAAACCATTTTTCATCTCGTTCTGGATGAACAAACCAAGGAAGTTTAATTCCGTGGAAACCGTTTTTGCCAACACCTTTACAATGTTGTCCAACTTGGTTTTCTTCCCATTCTCCAGTTTCTGCACCTGTCCATAATTGATAGAAAAAGTTTTTACCTCTTGGAGTAGAAAACACAATAGCTCTACCACCAGTTGATAACGTTGGATAAAGACCCAACCATAATTCTTCTAAGTTATCAATATGTGCAGCTTCATCAACAATAAGCAAAGTTACAGCTTCACCACGGGCTGCATCTTTTGATGTTGGAATAGCTGTAATCTTTGAACCATTGTTAAATCTAATATATTTTACTGATTCTGCTTCTGGTTCTTTTAAGTCTAAGATGTTAAGCATCCAAGCTGGAAGCATTTTAAATGCTGTTCTGATTTTATCAATCATGAACTTTCCAACTTCTAATTTGGTTGCCATAACAAGAATGTTAGCGTCTTGTCTAAACATTGCCATCCAAAGACAATAAGCAGACGTAGTTGTAGACAAACCTAACTGACGAGATTTCAAAACAATATTAAACTTATAATCCAAGAATGAACTAATACATTCTTCTTGAAACGGATAAAGTTCAAAAGGTAAACGTCCTTTTGTTGGATGTTGAATATACAAGTATTTCTTGATGAAGTAGATGGGATCTTCCCCACACTTCATTATTTCATCAACTTGATCTTTTTTGGTTAAAGCCATGACAACAGTATTATGACACGGTTACCAAACAATGTAGATGGTAAATGCATGTTTTATTTGTACGGTATGCACTCATTGAAATGTGTTCAAGCCATTCTTGAATTGTGTGATTGTCAACAGATAGTTTAACAGTTTTAACTGGAGCTTCTTCGTAAGGTTGTTTACGATATGAAAGCATTGATTCATCTGTTGCTGCTTCTGCTGCACGTTTATATTCATCTGAAATACGTTCTAAACGCTTTTGAATCATTTCCAAAAGTTCTTCACGAAACTTTGGACGCATTGTTATATAAGCATTTTGTGTGCCGCCTAAATTAATAAGAATCTGGCTTTTAACCAAAATGGTGTTTTCTAGCGGCATTGTCATTTTGATAAAATGATTTGGATATTGACGTTCAGAAGATTTACCAAACGAAGTATCCAATAAGTTGGTTAATAGTCTATAACGTGCTTTTTGTTGAATAGGCATAACTTATCCTTTTGAAATAAGTATTTACTTCAACTGTATTTGTGGCAAGAACGCTAAATGTCTGCGTTCCATGTATGTTTTCCAACGCTCACTTGTTTTGTCTGGAACTATTTTGCTGCTAGCCCAGTATAACTGACACATACTGCAACATTCTACTTCTCTATAACTTTGAGCATCTTCTGCTGTTTTCATTGGATATTCGCACATAGGACAATGAAAAGGCACAATGATTTTATTGTTGTCTACAGGAAACATAACAACCAGTTTCCCATCGTGTAAAATATTTACTTGCTTACCGTTGTGGATCAATGCTTTCATGCTATATATTATATGTAAGTTACGAGGTATGTAATGAAACTTTCAAGTTTTTTGTTTGAAGAAACTACCGAAAAAAGCAACGAAGAAACTATAGCAAATGTTGTTCTAGGAATAGAAAAATCCACAGATCCAGAAGATTTAGAATTTGATGTGGAAAAACAAGGCTTGGAAGATTTTGAAGCTGATACTATTGGTGGTAACAAATTATTTGAAGCAAAAAAAGAAAGAAAAATTTCAAATAAAGAACAATTTTTTCTTTCTCTTTTGAAAAAACAAAATGTATATGAAATACAATCAATCCAAATTAAAAAAGGTATTTTTAGAGTTAAACCAACAGAAGACCTTAAAAAGCAATTAGTTGCTAAAGAAATCACCAAAGAAGAGTTTAAAGCTACATTAGCTAATGCAAAAAATAAAATGCTTGCTGATTTGACAGTAACAGAAATACTTCCAAAATCAAAAGGTTGTGCAAGTGGCAAATATATTACTTATATAATAACAGATACAAATGACAAATCACAGTTTCATAACTTAGAAATTAAAATTGTTTTTGCTGCTGGAGGTAATAAAGGTCATGATTTTGAAGCTGAAGTTGAGTACGAACTTACTGTCCGAAGAGGACCAAATTGGCGAAATTTAATTTGTTTTTTGTTACAAAAACAATTAATAACAGATATTCGTGATTTTAGCGGTTATAAAATGGCAACCAAAGGTCAAAAAGTTAGAAGGCCACTGGTTAATAAAACCCAGAACGTTGGAGAAAAAATCTCTGATTTAACTTTAGACGTTTATGGTATACCCGGTAAGAACGTCATGAATAAAATTTATGTCAGTTTAAAGGGTGAAGAAGGAGCCACATTTGCCAACCTCGGTGCTGGCGGCTCTTTTGTATCTACCGTTGATCAAGATCCAACTACAGAAACAGAAAAAAAAATATGCAAAGTTACAATAGATGCGAATCGTCAACGTCAAATTTTTAGTTTCTTGAATGATGCAGGTGTTGACCTTGAGTTAGTAAGAGCTGGATTTGAAGCTTATGGCAACGGTCTTTTGGGTAATAACCCTAATTACAAGCAGGAAACAGGAAGTGCTAACCCTCAAATAATGGATTGGATAAATGCTTCGCTTGGTTATGGATATATCTACTTTAGAAGAACACCTTCTGGTGGGTATAGAATTTTTAACTTGGATACACCAGATGCTATTAAAAATGTTACTGGTGACTTCGTGTCAGATGGTAGTGTTATTACATATCCATATTATATGGATGAACATAAGTCATCAAAACAATGTACAATTAAAGTAATAACAACTACAGCAAACTACGATATAGAATTAAGGAGCACTGCTGGTGGACAAGATGGAAATGTTACTGCTGAAAACTTCATAAACTCATTACAGTGTAATGTTAGAGTTGTTAAAGTTAACTTAGCAAAAAATAAAGATTTCGTAATTGAACCTTGGTGTGATTTTAATATATATTGGAGTGATTATGCCGAAAATCAAGGTTTTCTCATTGAAAGACATCCAACGGATGAAAGTTTCCATAAACTTGGAAAGCTAAAATTGGGTAACTTATTATTTTGAAATTAATCCACTTAGTTTTTTAACAGCCAAGTTCTTCATCTTAGCCTCAACATCAACATCAATTGCATCAATCAACAAACCTTCACGTTGACAATCTGGAATATAGTGAATGTAATCACTGTGCTTTCTTCTATCCATGAAGTTTCCATTCTCTAGTCCCGGTGTAGTGTTTGACAAATGTTGCAATGGCTTGCAGCCGCTAGCCTTCCACGTATACACAGACAAACTAAAGGCATCTTCAAGTGACAAACCACCGTCATTAAACGTATGATGATGCGAATCCCAAACAAGAGGAATATTTGTTTTTGCATTAACATTTAGCAAATCTACCAAACTATATGCACTTTCATCATTCTCAAACGTAAGACGAGAACGAATATTATCTGGTAGACTACCAACAACTTGAATAAGTTGATTCAACCGATCAGACTTGCCGCCATGAATATTGATTGCAGCATGTGGAGACGTTGGGAAACCCATACGATCAAACACCCATGCATGATGAGATAGTTCTTTAATGGCGTTCTCAACCGTAACAGGGTTATCTGAACTAAGAACAACAAATTGATCTGGATGTGTAGTTACTCTAATGCCAGCATCCATAAAAGCCTTACCAGCTTTGGTAAGCAATAGATTAATCTGCTCATCATTGTGAAGTACATCCTTGTTGTACTCAGACAATGAAAACAAATTGCTAGATAGCCTAAACAACTTAATGTTGTTAGCTACAAGTTTTGGAACAAGCTTAATGATTTCGTTGATGTTATTAACATAACATTCACGAATAAAAGATTTGGTATATGCACCTTGTTGAAAACGTCCAAGTTGAAGTGAACGTTCATTGATAGCATTTTCGTAAACAACGGAACCATCACGCTTGGTGCGTGGCTCCAACCATTGACAACAAACACCTAGACTCATAATCTTATAATAACAATTTACTTGTTGAATATAAAATTAATTTTTAATTTATAGGCTACGGCAGATTGTTGCGGTATTTAAGCAAATTCTTTGTGCATGATGTTTTGAAGCATCAACACGCAAACGAATTCTATTGGTAATATTTTCTGCTATTCTGGAATATCTTGTGCCTACAACTGTATGTCTGCACAAACCTGTTCTAAACCTACGTGCAGCACCATCCCATGTTCCGCATACTTGATATGAACGCCATAATGCTGTAGCGGCTTGGATAGGGGCTCCAGCTATATGTCTTTGTTGCGGAGATAATGGTGCTCCCCAATTACCAGCTTCACCTTGATCGCAACCAAGATGAGTTTCCATAAAACCAATGGTGGCAAAAATTTCTGTTGGCATTGCTGGATATTGACGTTGAGCTTCCACAAGCACTTGTTCGATTTGTGAACGACGTTCAATAATACATTGTCGGTTATTTCCTGACATGTGTGGATACAAAACAAGAATTGCAGTTATTACTTCTGCTGCTGTAATCATTACTATTTCCTTTTGGTTAATTTAATTTCAAGCGTTTAAAACGCTTTTTGAAATTAAAATGATTTTGAACTTTTATATATATGGTTCAAAACTTGAAAATTCTTTCAAGCATTCCTGAGCCGAGTGTGGGATTCGAACTCATAATAGAAATGGAGCCCACTATCCGACTTGAACGGATGACCCCCTCATTACAAGTGAGGGGCTCTACCACTGAGCTAAGTGGGCTTAGTGATCATAACTATATCATAAATAAAATAGATTGTATATTGTTTTAGTTTACTTTGCCCAAAGTAATCCCTCTCCATTATAATAGCTATATACAGAGGTTTATATGAAGGTTGTAGAAAAAGAATGTTTGTTTTGCAAAAAAATTTTTGAAGCTTCTATTCATGAGGTAAAACGTGGCAACGGACAATACTGCACAAGAACTTGTAGCGCAAAAGCTTCTGGACAAAAAATAAAATCAGCTTTAATACCAAACTGTAAATGTGCTTTTTGTGATGTTGAGTTTTATCGAGGCAAAACCAAAAAAGAAATATCAAAATCTGGTTTGCAGTTTTGCTCTCGTATATGCAAAGATAAAGCCCAACGGATTGAGAGTAACATTAAAGCTATTCACCCAGATCATTATGGTGATGGCAAGCACAGTTATCGTGCCATTGCATTTAGAGTTTATCCCCATAAATGCAATCGTTGCAACTGGAATGAGATTACCGATATCCTAGAAGTGCATCATATAGATTGTGATCGTAAAAACAACAAGGCAGATAATCTTGAAATTCTCTGTCCTATTTGTCATTCTAAACACCACTATATGAATAAAACTGGTAAATGGAAAATTTAAGTGGACCCGGACGGGATCGAACCGACGACCTCAAGCTTGCAAAGCTTGCGCTACTCCCAACTGAGCTACAGGCCCGAAACAAGGGAATTGTTACGTTCCCTTGCGTATGTGTTAATTATCTACTATGATCAGTAAGATTCTACACGTTGTTGAAGCCTTTGTGTAATATCTTCTACCGCTTTGTTAAGTTGAGCATCATTTCCATGAAGACGAATATCTCCCCAACCTTGCATAAGGCCACGATATTCGTTAAAGGTGAGCATGTTAGACATTTCTCGCATAAACGACATTGCTTCTGTATCGTTGTTATGCGTTACGTTTTCCCAGTTTGAATGACGGGCACGAACACAAAACTTACCAAGGGTTTCAAGTAGAAAACGATCTGATTCTGATAGACGAACTGACTTTGCCATTATTAATATCTTTTCTTGAGAGGTTGAAGTAACGTAGCTCTTATCGGCTACATAACCATAATGTCATGCTAATAATCCAAAGTAAAGGTAATTCAAAACTATATATTTGAAGGAGTATTACACATGAGAATTTCCATAGAGCAACTTAAAGAACTTATTCGTGAAGCTGTAGAAGAAGTAATAGAAGAAAAAAAAGAAGCAGAAGAAAAAGAAGACGATAAAGAAAAAGGAAAAAAATTAAAAGGCAACCAATATAAAATTGCAACAGTTGCTGAACCAAAAAGCAAAATAACAGCCGCAGATTTTAAAAAATTGCGAGATAAAAAATCATCTAAAAAGAAATGATAGAATAATGAAATCAACCTTACATTCATTGAAATATCTTTGGGAAAGCCTTTTAGAAGGTGGATGGGATACTGTTGCAACACAATCAACAGTAATTCGTCCATCAATTGTTAAAAAAGCATTAAAAGTCGCTAATGTGTTGGTTGATGGATTTAACTCTTATCTTGAAGAAAAAGATATTCCAAAAGTAAGAATTGGAAGTCCTTTGGGTAGTTCTTCATATCATGAAGTAGATCCAGAAGATAAAATCTATGGAGATATTGATTTACAACTTGTTGTTCCAGAACTTCCAGAAAATGAAAAACTTACACCAAGTCAAGTTCAATCTTATTGGTGGAAGCTATTAGAAGAATATATCAAAAATTCTAATTTAGAATTTGTTCATGAAGATTCTGAACCGGGGCATCCAATCTTGAAAGTTGAAGAAAATCAATGGGTGCAAGTTGATATGATCATTCATCCAAAATCTTTAGAAACATGGGGCAGATACCGAACAACACCAGAAAGAGGTGTTAAAGGTTTATTGATGGGAAACATGTTTTCTACTCTTGGTTCTCTTCTTGACATGAGCATTCAACATGCTGGAGCTCAATACAAGCTTGGAACAAAAGACAAAGCAAGAAAACCATATTCTACAACACGTAAAGATTATGATTTAATCACTGTGACAATTAATCCCGAAACGTTTGTAAAAGATATTTTTGATCACGAGTATAATCTTATCTACGGCAAGAATCCAACCGCAGCTAAAATAGATAAAGCTTTGTTGCAAAACCCCGGTGTTAACATCAACGATGTTAAAATTGCAACTTTAGTAAAAGCTATAAAAGGATTAGCTGCAAGCTTTGAAATGAATGATATGTATGGAAAAGCAAGTCTTTCCAAATACAATTCACCAGAAGACTTCTTGATAGAATTCATGAGAATTTATCAAAACAAAGCTGAAAAAGATATTAACTCAGCAAAAAGAGATAAAGCAGAAACGCCAGAAGCTATTGCTAGAGCAGAGAGTGATAAGGAAAAAGTTCGTTCTGGACTTGAAATGGTTAAAAGTTTGTTTGTTTAACAAATACTTAATTTTAAGGAGATTATAAATGCGTATTACAGTGAAACAATTAAAAAGTTTGATTCGGGAATCTGTTCGTCAAGTTAAAACAAGACAAATTCATGAACAAGCTTCTGATGTAGAAAATAGAAAACAAGAGCTTATTAAGAAATGGGCAGGTTCCGGTAACAAGAATGGAATGTCAGATTCTGAATGGGCACAACAAATGATGGACACAGGTAATGCTATGGAAACTGGTGACGAAAGTGGCCTAAGCGTTCATGGGCTTAATCTGGGTCAAATGAAAAAGTATTATCCCGGTTTTACCGCAAAAGATTTCAAAGAAGTTGCAAACGCAGTGCTTTCCACAGAAAGAATCGCTTCAAAACCAATGTTTAATAAAGAAACCGTTAAACAGCAAGCTATTAATAAATTTCAAGGTGACTCTGAAAAGGCACAACAAATGTATGCAGCCGGTAAAGCTATGGCAGGGGAAACAAAATACAATGTAATCCTACAAGATGAACATGGGCTTAGTCTGGATCAAATGAAAAAGTATTATCCCGGTTTTACCGCAGAAGATTTCATAGAAGTTGCAGAAGAGATTGACCCTGATGTATCGAAAATAAGATAGAAGCTATGTTAGCAATTAACATTGCTTTCTGTTCCATTATCATAAATTGTTATGATGTTACTTGCAGCTTCTTTAATTTCTTCAACGTGAGAAATAATCAAAATACTTTTAAACCGATTTTTAATTGTTTGAAGTAACTCGATTACTTTTGAACAATTTGTTTGATCCAAAGCTCCAAAGCTTTCATCGATAATAAACAAATCTGGTTTAGGAAGGCTAGAAAGGCTTATTAAAGCTACTCTAAGTGCAAGTGAGGCAATCATCTTTTCCATACCGCTAGCGAGCTCTATAACCCTTCTAGAGTCTTTGTCTTCAATGAATACATCAAGGGTATTACTTCCTACTTCTGTTTCAAGAAAGATTCTAAAAGAAACAATTCCAGCAAGAATGTTATTAAGCTCTGCATTGATTTCTGGCAATTTGTTTTTCAACACATAAGCTGGAATTCCATTCTTGGAGAATGCTTGAACAACTGAATCATAAACTTTTTGTTCTTCAATTATTCTTGCTGCTTCTTCTGCTTCTTTGTTTAGTTGCTCAAGCTTGTTTGTATACCCTCCAAGTTTTACATAAAGTTGTTGAAGCTTTGATTCCATATCACGAATTGAAGTTGAAAGATTACGTTCTTCTTCAATGCTTGCACCTAAATCTTCTTGCTTGCTTAGTTCTTCAACAAGAGAATCATGTTCTACTTTTGCTAGTTCAATTTCTTGCTGCAAGGAAGTAATTGTTTCTGCACAAGTTCCCATTAACGCTTCAGAAAAAACAAGTTGTTGATTTTTGTTTTCAATTTCTTTTTCCCAAAGATTATAGGATTTGATTTGTTCTTCGATTTTTTCTTTTTGCAAAGAATTAAAGTCTGCTTTTACAGATTCATAAGCTGAAAGAATATCTTCTACAAGTTTCTTTTGAGTTTCAAAAGTAGCTTTGTCTGCATGACTATCTTTGATATAATGACAAGTTGGAAATGAATCTCCACAAGGAACTACATCAAGCTTCTTAATGCTTTTTTCTTGAGATGCAAGCTTTTGTTGTTCTTGAGAAACTTCAATTTTTAAATCGTTGTAGTCTTGCCCAAGTTTTTTAAGTTTAGCTGATTTAGTTTCTAGTTCAACAAGTTGAACAACTGCCATTTGATCTTTTAGTTCTTGAATACGATTACGAAGATTAACATAAGTATTTTTGTGTCCATCAAGTTCAACTTGACGCATTACAATTTTATTTTGAATACGTTCTTGTTTCGCTAATGATGTTGTAATTTTTTGCCGTAGATCAGCTTGCTTATCTACTCCATGTTGTTGGAGCCAGCCACGAAGCTTATCACGTTTAATTTGATTTCTTTCAATTTCTTCTTTTGAAAGAATAATATCCGAGTTGTAGCTTGAAATAAAAGCTTCACATTCATTCTTAACTTCATTCCAATTTACGCTACGCAATTTATTACCAATAGCATTAAACGCTTGAAGCTCTTCATTTGACATCTTATAAAGTTTTTCAAAGATATCAAGATCGAGAAATCTATTAAGAATAGCTTTACGTTGAGTTGCACCTTCATCGATAAAACGATTCATACCACCTTGATTAGAGAAGGCAGTAAGCAAGAAGTCTTGTGATGTGCCAATAAGCTTACGAACAACTTTATCTGTGTCTGTTCTGGATTCACTGTTTTCAGAAATAAGCTCTTCTGTTGTTCCATCTTTGTCAACACGTTGCAAGCTTAGTTTGGTGTTAGCTTTTTCTTCATCAAACTTTCCTCCTCGTTTTGAAGCCTTGGAAACAAAACGTTCAACAATATAATCTGTACCAGATACGTTTAATGTGACTTTTGCGTATCCTTTGCTTTTGTTTTTGTTGATGACATAAGCACTTTTTACTGGTCCACGATCTGTTGTGTTGAACAACCCAAACATAAGAGAACCAACAATAGAACTTTTGCCTATTTTATTGGGACCAAAAATTCCAGTAATGCCAGAAAGAGAAGAAAAGTCAACACGGTTATTATCTCCGTATCGGTAAAGGTTAGAAAACTCCATATCTTTGATAGACCAAACGATATCTCTTGCAACATCATCTTCAGCTTGACGCACTTTCTCCAAAGATTTTTTAATATGGTTTTTAGCTTGAGTTTTTTGTGCTTCAGTTAATTCAATCTTATAATCCTTTTTAACAAAGGAATCATAAAGTTCAGAAAGTATTTCTGGTGAATTTCTCAAACTAACAGTTTTTTGTTGTGTGTCAGTATCAGATCCAGTTTCTGATACATTTTCTTTATCAGCTTTAAACACAACTTCTGAAGCAGAAAATTTGTTTTTCAACAAATCATATAGTTCTTTTTTCTGTAAATCAAAAACTGTTTGATCAGAAGAAATACGAATACGTTTGTTGGTTAGATTATTGTTGCATTGTTGCAAAGCTTTTTCTGTTGTTGAACTTACAGAACCTTGCCATTGAATTGTAACAAATTGATAATCATTAGGAACTTGATGAAAGTTTACATCCCAATCATCAGCAGATCGAATATCCCAAACGTGATATCCTTTAACAATATCTTCTCCATAGTTCTGCTGGATAAGGGAGCCGGGATACCCAATCCAAGGCTTCATATCTCTTGTGATGCCTTCATGAGAGCGATAATCCAAAAATTGTGGCTTGTGAATGTCTCCAAGTAGTGCAAAATCAAAACGTTCAAACATAGAGATATCCACTTCTCCATGAGAGAGAATCCAATCACTATCAGTTAAACACCCTCTAACAGAACCATGAAACATTGCAACGTTAATCAAGTCTTGATCAACTTGAACATGATTCCATCCATCCTCATCAAAACATGAAAGCACACACAAATTAATGTTTGTGTTTGGAATAATGTAGTTGCCACTTTTTTTGAACAACACAATTCTTGGATCATTCATTGCTGAAATGATTGGAGAGATAGTATCTTGACGGTTGTCATTAGTTAGGTTTCCGTCATGATTTCCAAGAATGGAATATACTGGTGCAATTGCTGCCAGTTCTTTGAACATCCATGTAATTTTATCAATTACTTCTGGTGTAATGCCTTGAGTTTTAGTATGGAAAATATCTCCTCCACAAAGAATATAATTTGGTTTAACTTGTTCTCTTAATTGAACAAACAAAGTATTAAAAACTTTTGTATATTCTTCGTGGCGGGTAATACCTCGCCAATGCAAATCAGAAATAAATGCTATTCTTGTCATGTATTAAATCCTACTTTACTTGATAATATTTCTCAAGTAATACATTTCATCAAACTCTATACTGTTTGTTTCACGTAACTCTAAGAATTTTTCTTTTGTTATTTCACCGGGGTCTTTTATTTCTTCTGGCAACTCCAATATTCTAACAAAAATGTTATAATCATATAACAGCTTTGCTATATCAAGCGTAGAACGTTTTGCATCATTGTCTAAACAAAGAAGAACAGGAGTATTGTGAGTTGCTATAGCTTGAAACAATGCACACTGCTTTGTAAGTTCTTTTCCCAGTAAGCAAGTTGCATTATCATTTACTTTAAACATATCGAATGGTCCTTCAACAATTGTTAGTTCTTCTTCCCAATCGATATTGATTTCATTAAACACAACAGTTTCTCTACGAAACCTTGGATTAAAATATTTTGGTTTAATAAAGCTTTTATATGTTCTTGCTGTAAAGAAGTTTAAGTTACCTTCTAAATCATGAGAAGGTATAATCACACGGTTCTTGTATGCTTTATCTAAATCTGTTACACCAAATTTGAAATACCAAAAATCACGTTCTGTTAATCCACGATCTTTAAGATATTTTGTTGCTTGACGAATATAAGTTGGAGCATCATCTAAGTCATGCCACCATTCAGCTAGCAATTGAAATCCTGTGGGTGGTTGAAGTAGCTCTAGTTCCTTTTTAATGGCATTTTCTTCGGCATCTGTAACAAGAGATGCAACATTGAACTGAGAAATAAATTCTTCGGCGTATAAAGGCTTATAACGCTTTAATAAACCATAAATGGTTTTTGCTTTATATCCACACACCCAACATTTTGTTAGCCAGTTGTCTGTACGAATAGCAAGTTTCTTTTTATCAGTTTCATTACAAACCGGACAACAAACGTTAGCGTTTAATCCAGCATTTGTAAGTTTAGCTGAACCAAAGCAACGCTCAATAAATGTTATAGCTTGACCTTGAGTATGCATATACCCATAGGGTATAAACAACATAATAAAAAGTCAAGAATTATTTAATGCGCTTACAGCCTTTGCCTTGTTGCACATGATATCGCATCGCTTCTTTATGACTTAAAAAAGAAGAAGCGGTTAACACTTTCTTGCTGGATACTTCTAATATCAATTGGTTTTTATTGTTGGAAACAATAGGCCAAATATCAATGTACCCGCTATATCCAGACTCATAAGCTTCAGCTAATAAATCTTCAGTGGCTTTTTCTAACTGAAGTTTTATTGTATACATTGCTTTTTCTTGTTCAGTTATTGGAGGTAACATGTTTATTATCAACCTTGTGGAACATAACCAATAGAAGAAGAGAATAACATAAATAATTCTCTTACTGTTATTCCAAACATAATAGCAAGCAATATTCCATATGGTTTAAATTGAACTGTTCCATTTAATTTTTTTACATAAAGTTCGTTCATTGATTGAACGTTTCTTAAGTAAAGAAGAGCAAACATCATTTCAAACAAATACCAATAAACGTTTCTTGACAAACCATTAAAAGCTCCAACAAAATCTAAAGCAACCAAAGATATAACTGGAGCATATTGACAAAGCTTGCAATCTTTTTCCATGTTTACGTAAGTTGTCCATGAGTTAAATGCATATGATTGGCTTGAATATAAGCTGTTTTTTGATAATGAGGAAAGTAAACAGGAAACAGCATTATAAAATCAGCACCACCAAATGATTTAGTGCTTTCCGTCATACGTTCAACATATCCACGTTGAACTTTAATTGGGTCACCAGCAATTGTAGCTGCTGATCCTCCTTTTACCCCACCTACAGGTCTTGGAAAAGCACAACCGTTTATATCACAACGAATATTTCCCCATTCATCTTTTTCAAGATCATAAACTGGTACATTATCAGGAGCTATTCCATGAACTGTACTACCGTGACCTACTCTAACATGATCTCCTTTAGCCATGATTATATCCCTTTCAATTTTCTACAACTACAACACAATTTGTGGTAAGTAACAACCCCACCACTGAACAAGCATGTTCAAGAGAATATCTTTCAACTTTAAGCGGATCAACAATACCGGAATCAATCAAATCACAGTAACGATGTTTTGAAGCATCATATCCTTGTCGAATACGTCTTGAAAGTAATGTTTCAACTTTTTTCTCAACAAATTCTGGAGATCGGTAAGTATCTCCAGCAATATCATGTAGTATTTCTACAGCTTTCTTTTTTTCGTAGATACGAAGTTCGTTCATTACAACATCAGAACTCTTACCTGAGTTTTCAACAATAACTTTTAATGGTTGACGACAAGCTTCAACAATAACTCTTGCACCAGCTACTTCATCTTCTGTTAAGTCTTTTGTTATTTTTCCATCATTTATTAAAGTTTGTAGCCATTCAGATGCATAAAACAATGAAGTGCCGCCACCGGGAAGAATACCTTCTTGTACGGCAGCTACTGTTGCATTCAAAGCATCATCAACTCTATCTTTCTTTTCGAATATCTCTACCTCGGTACTGCCACCCACTTTAACAACAGCAATACCGCCAGCAAGTTTAGCAAGACGTTTCTTGGTGTTCTCACGCTTAAGATCATCAATACCAATGTTGGAGCTTAGTACAGTTCTTAGTTGAGTTACACGTTCATCAATAAGTTCCTTGCGTGTTTGATCATGCCCAATAATTGTTGTTGAGTTTTTGGTAACAATCACACGTTTGCATTGACCAAAATCTGCTACAGTTGCTTTCTTGATTTGCTTTTCTGATGAAGCATCAAAAACGGTTCCACCAGTTACCAAGGCAATATCAGAAAGAATATCTGTACGATTTTCACCGTAGCTTGGAGCTTTAACTGCACAAGAATAAAGAATACCTTTCATTTTGTTAACAATTAAAGTATGTAAAGCTTCTCCTTCAATTTCATCTCCAATTATAAGCAAAGGACGACTAGAGTTTGTTGCAAGTTCTAGAACTGGAAGAATTTCTTGAATTGAAGAAATCTTTTTGTTTGTGATTAAGATATATGGATCAGTGAGTTCACATGAAAGTTTTTCTTGGTTTGTTACAAAGTAAGGAGCAACAAATCCACTTTCAAACTGCATACCTTCAACAACATCCAAAGTTGTTTTAATGCTTTTTGCTGGCTCAACTGTAATGATGCCATCTTGACCAACTTTAGAAATTGCTTGTGCTAGTAATTCTCCAATTGATCTATCTCCGTTAGCAGAAATAGTTCCAATGTTAATAATGTCTTCATTGTTACGAACTGGAATAGAACGTTCTTTTAACCAATCAATAACTTTGCTTGTTGCCCATTCCATTCCACGTTTGATTTCAATCGCAGAACGTCCTGTGGCAGTCATTTTGATTCCTTGCTTAAGCATAGCATAACCAAGAACAGTAGCGGTGGTTGTACCATCACCAGCAAGTTCATTTGTTTTGCTAGCTACTTCTTTGATAAGTTCTGCTCCAATACTAGGAAGTTTAGCTTTGAGATTTATGCTTTTTGCGACTGTAACACCGTCTTTAGTGATTATTGGGGCTGTTTGTCCGTTATCAATAATAACGTTATGACCACTTGGACCCATTGTGCTTTTAACAGCTTTATAAAGGATTTCAGCTCCTGCTAACAATTGTTCATGTGCGTCTTGACCAAAAGTTACTTCAATAGGTTGAGATTCATTGCTTGTTGTTTTGTTCATTTTATTTTCTTATTGGTTAAGTTTACGAATTGTACCATCAGCATCAACATATTCACGGGCAGTTAGTTCTGGATCTGCCAATGCGTTTCTAAGACCATTAAGTCCTGTTGGTTTTTGTTGGGGTTGTTGAACAAATTGATTTGAACTTATTTCGTTCATCAAAACACTTGGATCAAGTTTTTCGCCATTAGAAACGGAAGAAGCAGGTTTACCCATTCCACCATACCATTGACCTACACGTTCGTTTGTTGTATTACACAAATCATCAACAAAAGCTGTTAATCTTGAAACAAGAACTTCTCTTATTTCTGACAAATCTCCATAAACTTCACCGTCAACAGTTGCTAAGTCAATAACTCTTTGTTTGCCTTGTGGGCCAATAACAACACGATAAGAAACTTTTTCACCATCAATTGAACGATGATGAATTTCTTCACGAACAATGCCGGGTAACACTGTTTGTGACTTGTCGGATAAAACGTATATTACTTGTCCAATAGAAAAACTCATGGTTTACCTTGTAAAGCTTTAGTATAATCTTCTGTAAGCACCAAAATATTTTCACCAGCACCATAACCAGTTTTTCGTTCATATGGAGTAAAATCCATATTAACCAAAGATTGTCTCAACTTTGCTTCTGTATCATATCCAGAATACAAGTCAAAAAAGTACATAATCTTTTCAAATGCTTTTGGATGAAGAGTCATTGGCACAATTTGGTTTGTTGGTTGTCCACGTTGAAAAGCTTCTTTCATATAACGTTCAGCATCAACCAACACCATGTCTCTTCGGTCACCAACATAAATGGAATAACGTTTGGCTCCAAGAACTTCACGTAGTTTACGCTCTGATGCATGACCACCAAAGTTTCTACAATTCAAAATAATGTCTTCAACAACACTGGCATGAAATTTCATTGTTTTTGATCCTCTTCCATATCTTTCTTCAATTGATTTTCATATTGATTTTTACGTTCTTGTTGTTTTTCAAAAGCAACGCTAGCAATGTCGTTTGCTTTAGCAACAACACGGTCAAGAAGATCGTTTCCATCTTTACGAGCTTTCGCAAGTGGCTTAAGACCCAAACCAATACGAATCTTATCTATTGCATCTCCCATATGAAGATTTGGAAATGTATCTTTCAAAACTTCTTCAAGATGCTTGAAATCAACAAACATATGTGGATGTGGTCCATCCATGATTTCTTCCGGCTTCCCAGAGTCTCCCACTTCATATTCCCCAGTTTGCGTATAACGCATAAGAAACAATCCTACAGGCATATCCTTGTCTTTTGGAATAACCATATAAGGAATAGGAGAAACTTTTTCACCGGGATAACTTGGTGATTCATAAAGAATCTCTGGAATAAAATCTAGTTTACGATTTTGTTTTACTGCACTCATTAGCTTTTCTCTTCTGTGTTGTAAACAACAACCACTCAGATAAAAGCTTGTGATTTTTATAGGCAGTATTGTATAATATTTTGTTGATTATCAAGTTAGTTCATCTTTGGAAAGAATTTCCAAAAACAAATCAAAATAATGCTTGTGTTGAACTTTCTTTTTTAGATCAACCAAACGAAGTGCAAGTTTTAAAGTTTTTGTGTCAAGCTTTGTTGCATATTCATCAACAAGATCTTTTTTAGCTTCACGCAAAGTTACTTCTTCATTTTCTAATGTTCTCATTCTATTAACGAACTCTTTAACAATAGGAGCTAGTTCGTTTAAATTTTCTGGCATTTCGTCTGGTTCAACTTCAGTGTTTTTCTTTCTCATGTTTTCTCCATTTATCTTTTTGGTGCTGCTGGAGCTTGAGGAGCAGGAGCAGCCGGAACTTTTGTTGGTTGTTGTGCAGGAACCTGTGCAGGTTGATCTGGTATATTTTGTATTTGAGCTAAAGTTTGATTTGTGTTAGCTTGTACAGCGTTCTTTATAATATTTAAAGAATCAGGTGGAATATTAATTTTTTTTGAGTTTGCAGTTTGTTGTATAGCTTGAACGGCAAGATCTCCTGCTTTTGGTATATAAGCTTTCATTTGAGGTAATGTTACGTTTGGAACTTGTCCCGATATAAGTTCTTGGTTTAATGATCCAAATGTTTCAGCAGCTACTTTAGGTAAATTAGCATTTGTCCAAGATTGTGCAGCAGCTTGTGCTGTTGGGTTATTAACTAAAGCATTCCCAATTTCTTTTAAAATTTCGTCTGTTTTTTCTTTCCCAAATTTTTTTCTCATTCTTAAAATAGCTGCTCCTGCATTACTTGAACCAGCATCTTTCAATGCAGCATCCAATAAACTGTTTATGTCCCCACCCTCACCAACAGGTTTTTTTGTTGAACTTGGAGGACTAGAAGTTTCTTTTTTTCCTGTAAAAAAATTTTTAAAAGAATCTAAAAAACCTTCGTCTAATTGTTCGTGTACATAGTTTTCTGAAATTAAACCATTGTTCTTAAGCAAATTAAGAATTGGTTGACTTTTAAGGTTTTGATAAAACTCATAACCGGGATCTTTACCAAATTCAATTTTATATTGGTCTTGTCTTGCAGTCTTTATCTTATATGCATTTCCTTGAACAAACCTAATAAAGTCTTGTTGGCCCTTTGGCCCATCAGGAAACATTTTTCTATCAGCAAACCCTAAACACTCTGGATCTATCCAATTTGGATTATCCAGTTGTGCAAGACATCTAGCACTGTATATGTCTTTTTCCATTCTTTTTTCACGTTTTTCTTTTTCTTCTTGACGACCTCTTTTTAAATAAGTGTTTAAATCGCCGGGATCTTCTACTTCTGTTATTATCTTGTCAATCAAAGCACCTATTTTTCCACCAGTAATAATGTTACCAACAGACAATGCAGCATCAACTCCTTTTGCTGTAGCTATAGCAGCAGATATAGCTCCAAATGGAGATGCTACAAAACCAATACCCCAAAAGTCTGTTTTAAAAGTTTCCCAACCTTGACGCATTTGAGCTGTTTCTGTTTTAAATTGCTCGTCAATAAACTTCATGCTTTTGCTTTCCCAAGCAAGAAATTTTTTACCAATATATTTTACTGTTCTTGGATCATTGAATGGTAACAAGGCAGCTATAGCACTTGAGATGGTCATGCCTATTAAACCAGCAACTGCCACGCCCATTTTTGCGCCAAATTTTTTAAATGCAGCAGAAAGATCTGATATAGGAGAAAGTAATAAACCCGGAAGTTGTCCACGATCTCTCCAGAATCTAGCTATACCACCACCTCCAGATTTACCAGTGTCATAACTTATATCATCTTCTTGTTCTAACAAAAGTTCATCGTAAGCCAATTCAACTTCTTCATTAATAATTTGAAGTAGAATCTCGATTTGCTTTTCTTCTAGCTTCTTCTTCAAGAATTCTTTCTTTGTTGCCATTTAAAGCCCATCCTCTTTTGCGATAAACCCAGTTTGGATCATGTAATCTTTGTGGATCAATCCATAGTTTAATACCTGTAATTAGTTCCCAATATGCTATGACTTCACGATCCACATCGTTGATAAGCATTTTCTTTGTGTTTCGATGACGTTTGGACAATCCAACTATTTTACGCATCTTGGCTGGCATGGATCTTAATATTTCTTGTTTAAGCAAGAACCAATCTGTTAGCGATCCTTGCACATAAGAAGCAACATATTCAATTCTTTCTTTTACATTATCAGGCAACGACATGTTTTAGGTTTAACGCTCTAAATATAGGTATACATTCATTCTATTGACAAACTTTTATAATTTCTGAAAGAAGAGAACTTTAATGGCAAAGAAAGAAAAATCATTTTATCAAAGGCTAACTCGTTTGTTCCGCAGCGGGCCAGCCATTCGTCGTAAAGTTCGGGGGCAAGATTACAAAAACTTTTATGATAACCAAATTGTTCAAAACAACCTTGGTTATTATGGTGCTGCTGGATTTAAACGAGAAGCTTCTCCATTCTCAGTAATGGGCGCATACGGAATATTAGATCGTATGTCTCGATATGCTGAGTTCGCAGAGATGGAAAACTCTGCTGACATTGCTTCAGCATTAAACGTATATGCAGATGAATCATGTGCATCAGATGAAAATGGTAGAAACTTTCACATTTATAGCGACAATGCTCAAGTTCAAAAGGCTCTTGAAGAATTGTTTTATGATGTTTTAAATATTGAATTCAATGCCAGAAGAATGGTTCGTAACCTTGTTAAAAATGGTGATTACTTCATGTATGTTGAAGTTGTACCAGACTACGGTGTAATCAACGTAGAACCTCTTCCAGTTAACGAAGTAGAACGTGAAGAAGGATTTGATAAACATGATCCTTATGCTGTTAGATTTAGACTTATCACAAGAGGCGGTAAGTATTTAGAAAACTGGCAAATGCTTCATTTCCGTATTCTTGGAAATGATTTGTTTCTTCCATATGGTACAAGCATATTAGAGTCTGCAAGAAGACCTTGGAGACAACTAACAATGATGGAAGACAGCATGTTGGTATATCGCCTTGTACGCTCTCCAGAACGTAGAGTATTTTATGTAGATGTTTCTGCTGTTCATCCAAACGATATTCCAAGTTACATGGAAGCTGTAAAAGAATCCATGCGTGGAGCTTCTGTTATTGAACAACAAACAGGTAGACAAGACTTTAGATATAACCCTCTTGCTATTGATGAAGACTACTTTCTACCAACCAGACCAAACAATCAAACAAAAATTGAATCATTGGCTGGAGGACAAAATGCAACAGCTATAGAAGACGTAGAGTATATTCACAAAAAGCTTATTGCTGCTTTGATGGTGCCAAAAGCTTACCTTACCTATGATGAAGCAATTAGCTCCAAAGCAACACTAGCTCAAGAAGATATTAGATTCTCTAGAACTGTAAGTCAACTTCAAAAGATTTTAATTGCTGAACTTAACAAACTTGCAATGATTCATCTTTATGCTTTAGGGTTTTCTGGTGAAGATCTTTTGAATTTTGATTTAAAGTTCAGTAACCCATCAACAGTTGCTGTTCAACAAAAACTAGCTCTTATATCCAGCAAACTTGAGATTGCAGGAAAAGCTTTGGAATTATCAAAAGAAACAGGATTGTTAAGTTTCAATTATATTCAAACAGAAATTCTAGGGCTTCGTCCAGAACAAATTAACATTATTCGTCAACAAGCCAAACAAGATCAAGTTTCAATGGCTGAACTTAAGAAGATTGCAGAGAATCCACCTTTTGATAAAAGCATTGAAAGCAATATTGATATCTTTGATCCAAGCAACTATAAAGTTCCTACTTCACCATTTGCTCCAGATAAAAAAGAAGTTCGTAAGATTGAACAACAAAATCATGAGCAAGAACGTGAACTCATGGCTACAAGAGAAAGAAAACGTCAAGAAGAAGAAGGGTCAACTTCAAACAATAGTAATTCTCCAATAAGATTTAATCCAACACCAAACTTAGATAAAAGCTTTAGACGATCTAGAAGAAGCAAAGCATTTACAGGTGATAGAGCACTTGTAATGCCAGATTTTAAAAAAATGTTAGATATCACAAGCAACAGATATAGCAAAGATCCATTTGATGTTGAATCAATTCGTAAATTTGTGTTAGAAAACGATATGATGCAAGACTTGTTTGGAACTGGTGTTATTCCTATTGGTGTTTCAAAAGAAATGCAAACAAACTTACGTAAAATGAATGAAGCTTTATATCCAAACAGAAACATCCAACAAACAACAGAAATAGAAGTTTTGGAAGAAGATAAAGATGCGTCTGAAGAAGAAGATGCATTAATGTTGCTAGAAAAAGAATTGAAATCAGAAGAGTGATTCTATTTAATATCAAGCTCGCCGCACGCAGCTATCTAATATATCTGTAAGCAAGGTAAAACAATGCAAAAGCTAAAACACAACAAGAAACGAAACACAGGACTTTTATACGAATTCTTTACTCGTTATATCGGCAAAGCCATTTTGGAAAATCGTGATTCCGATATTCTTAAAGCAAAAACTTTGTTGAAAAAACATTTCAACAAATCTACTGACATTTATAAAGAATTAAAGCTTGTTAAAGCTTTAACGGAGTCAAACGTTTCTAGTCGTGAACAAGCTATTCATATTATCAACCGTGTGCGTGAAGCTGTAAAATATCAAAGTCAAGCTCGACTTGATTTAGAAAAAACTTCTCTTATTCATGAAGTGAATAGCAATTTAAACTCAAACTTCTTTTTTGAAGAAGTTATTCCAACTTATAAAGAACTTGCAACCATTCAAGTTCTTCTTAACACATGGCGAGATGAAACATTAAAAGAAGCTGTAACTGAAACAATTCAATTAGAAGAACGTCTTATAGAATTTATGCTGGAAAGCAAAGTTGCAGCAGAAAAAATAAATGAAACAGCAAGCATGACAACTGAAGATGTAGATCGTTTGGTTGTTAATATCATGACTGAAAAAGTTAACAAGAAATATAGTAATCTTGAACCAGAGCAAAAAGAAATAATTCAACTTTATGTTTTCAGTAAAGAAAATTTACAAATCGAAAGCAAGCTTGTAGAAAAGCTAGAAAAAGTTAAAAATCGTTTTATTGGAACCCTTGCTGTTCATCATCATGAATTTGAAACTGATAAAGTGCTTGCTCAAAAGTTGCAAGAAATTAAAAACACCTTGCAAAAAGAATACAACGATCCAAGGATGATCAGTGAAGACCTTGTTAGCTTTTATTTAGGTCTATCAAAACTAGAGGGTGAGGTAAAAGCAAAATGACCGACAAGAAATTTCTACTCAAAGAGTTCACAGCCTTTGAATATAACGATTCAGACTTAGATAAACGTGAAGAAGGTAAACCATTAGTCCTTAATGGTATTCTTCAAAAAGCTAACACATTAAACCAAAACGGTCGTGTGTATCCTCGCAATATTCTTGAACGTGAGATTCGTAACTACGAAAAACTGATTCGAGAAAATCGTGCATTCGGTGAACTTGACCATGCTAACGAACCAATCGTAAACATGAAAAACATCTCACATGTTATTCGTGAAATCTGGATGGAAGGCGATGTTGTTTATGGTAAGGTGGAAATTCTTGATACACCTTGCGGTAAGATTATTGAAAGCATTATCAAGGCAAAATGCAAACCGGGGATTTCCAGTAGAGCATTAGGTTCTTTGCAACGTGAAAACAATGTAAACGTTGTTCAAGACGATTTGCAAATTATTTGTTGGGACTTTGTAAGTGAACCATCAACTCCCGGTGCATTTATGATGGCTGAAGCAAAACAATATGATGCAAGTATAACAAAAAATATATTCACAAAAAGTGATCTTGTTGATCGTGCTGCAAACGAAATTCTATCTCTTAAAACAAAAAAATAATAACATCACACACTTGGATTAAACCATAAGAGAAATAATATGAAAGTTCAAAAAGCAGAATTCAAAGCTATTATTAAAGAGTGCCTAAAAGAACTTGTTGCCGAAGGTGCTTTAGATCACATGATCTCAGGAGTTGTTACAGAACGCTCACAAGCTATTCAACAACAAACTTTGCTTCAAGACCCAAGAATAAAAATGGCAGCGGGTGGTAATCCAATCATGGAACAAGTGTTTGCAGACACAGCTATGAATTCAATGAATCCACAACAACCATCAATGCCTTATGGTTTAAATCCAGACATGATTGGTCAACCATATAATCCAATGATGATGCAGCAACAAATGATGCCTCAACAACAAATGATGGTATCACAAGGACGTAACCCACTTCCTCCAAGAGATCCACAAGCTGTTGCTGCTTTGCAAGCTGCTGTAACAAGTCATGTACAACAACAGCAACAACAACCAACAAGCAATTGGGCACGATTAGCATTCAATAAACCTATTTCAAATCGACCAGCACAATCTGGTGGTGGATTTGGTGGTGGACATCTTCCCGGTGCTAAAAAAGGTAGTTTCGAGTAATATAACCACCAAAATCAATAAAGGTCTATAGTTATTGTATGAATAATACAATAAGGAGTTATAGGCCATGCCAACAAGAATCAATTACGAATCAACAGAAGCACCTACCGCTCGCACTGGATATGGTACAGGTCCGAAAGCTGGCACTTTAGGAGTACGTTCTTCTGATGCAACATTAGATAGAGCCTATGGTCAGTCTGAAGACCCAAATAGTGCTCCTCTTACAACAGCAGGTAAAAGAGCTGCTGTTTTAGCACAAGCACAAGCTAACTTGGCAGACTATAATGGCGAGAATTTAATGTTTCCACAATATCGTAGAGACTTTGTACCAGCAGGTACTGGGATAACAGAAGAATACGAAGATGTAAGAAACAAAAATCTCAGCAGCGAGCAAATTCAAGCATTAAAACTTGGAACTCCATACACTCCAACTATTTCATCTCCCGGTGCAGAAAATGGAGTTGATCCAAATGGATTACGTTCCGTTAGATCAACTTCAACAAATGTGTTGTCAAGTGAAGTAAATGATCAAGGTCAAGTAACTGTACCACAATACAATCCAGCTAACTCTTCTCACCTCAATACTTCAGAAGCAGGAGATGTTGCTAATGTAGGTAAAGTTCGTAAATTTAAATTAGGCATAGGTTCTGGTGCTGGTGCAGATCCAAGAGGACAATTTCCCGGTCAACCAACAGTACGTAGTACATGAGATTCTTTTTTGAATTACATACTTAAAAATAAAATTATATCAGGAGTAATAAAATATGTCCACACCGATGTTCCAAGAAGCATTAATTGAAGCAAAAAAACTACGTGATGTTGCAGCAGCAGAAGCAAAAAATGCCGTTCTTGAAGCAGTATCACCTCTTATTAAACAAATGATTGATCAAGAAATTTCTGGAATCATCGTTGAACAAGACGAAATGGCTCCACCTTCATCAGCAGATGCTCCACCTCCTGTTCCCCCAAAACCATTGCCAGATGCAGGATCAAAAGGTCCAGTTGATGCTGCTCCTCCTACTGGAACAGAAACAGCACCATCTGAAGCAATGCCTACAATGAAACCTGCCGTTGCTGCTGCTTCTCCCCCAATTCTTACTCCCGGTACTCCCGTAACTGGCAAAATTGATATTGGACCAGCCGGTGAACAACAAATTGTTATTCCTGTTGATAGTCTTTTTCAAAAAGAAACATCACCAGCAGAAACTGGTGCAGCAGCAGTTCCAATGGAACAACCTACACCAGAAGCTATTCCTCCTGCTGGACCCGAGACAGCCGCTGGTGCCCCACCAGCTCCAGCAGCACAATTAGAAACACCACCAGAAGCTCCAGCCCAATTGGCAGAAATTTATCGTGCGGTTCAAAAGCTTTTGCGTGAGCAATCAGCAACTATACGTGAAGACGCTTCACAAGCAGCACCTCCTGCTCCCGGTGCTGCTGCTGCACCTCCTCCTGCAACTCCTCCTGCTGATCCCGGTGTTCCACCAGCAGTTCCTCCTGCTGCGCCAGCCACTACAGATCCAGCAGCAGCAGGTCAACCACCAGCAGTTGCTCCCGGTGCTCCCGGTGCTCCACCAGCAGTTCCTCCTGCTGCTGCTGCACCTCCTCCTGCAACTCCTCCTGCTACTCCCGGTGCTGCTGATTCAAATTCATTAAATACAATAGCTGGTGCTGCTCCTGCTCCCGGTGCTCCACCAGCAGTTCCTCCTGCTGCTCCCGGTGCTCAACCTCCTGTTACACCAACACCGGATGCAGCAGCAGTTCCACCAGCAGTTCCTCCTGCTGCTCCCGGTGCTGCTCCAGCGACACCAACTATGGTGGAATATAAATCATTTAAAGAAACACTTGAGCTTGTTGAAAACAACATTCAATCCTTGAGAAAAGGAAATATGAATAATTTTCTTAAAGAAGCTCATGAAAAGCAATTGTTTGGTTTGTACCAATCATTGATTAGTCTAAAAAATAAAAATGCAATCTCTTCAAGACTTTTTTCTTTCAATGAAGATAGATTGGGATTGCTTTATGAAAATCTCAATGTAATTACTAGTTATAAACGAAATCCATTAGAAAAGGGTAAAAAC